TTGACAGACAAAACCGCCAAAGCAAAAATACTGTATATACAAACAGTTATTAGCGAAACACGTATGTTCGTAGAACTGGTTTATGACAAGCGTAATGTTGAAGGACTCGAAGGGGCCAGCGAGATCATTCTGGCCGAACTGACGAAGCAGGTGCACCAGATTTTCCCTGATGCCGAAGTGAGGGTGAAGCCGATGCAGGCAAACTGCTTGAATAGTGATGCCAACAAAAGCGATCACGAAAAGTTGAACAGATGCCTGGTTTCAGATTAAACACATTAATTAGTCATTCTTAACCAGTAGAATCCGCCGCGACTGGCAACCATTCAATACTCGCACTATCGAACGATCGCCAGTCAGCCGCAATCATGCTCCTGCATACGGCGTTGTTGCGGCATCAATTCACATCTCAACCAGTCAATTTTCCCTTGCAAGAAATTCAATCCCGGAAGCAGGTAACCTGCCAATTCAGGTGATTTTTATTTTTGTAAAGCAGCTATAGTAAGTTTCAGTTCTGTAATTTGCGCTTGCAGGTTCTGAATGCATCCTAGCAAATCCATTACAATTGGGTTGTTGTCTATAGACGGACGGTCTGCATACTGCTGGTTGACAAGCTGGCCTTCTTCATTGTAAACCTGACTGCCAGGTACCGGAAATTGGTTGTGCTTGACATATTGTGGTGCCACATCTTCAGCTTCTTCTGCAATAATCCCGAAACGGACACGCGCCAGTTCATCGTCCTTATACACGAAATTAACCATACGCAGCCCCATAATGCGCCGCATTGCTTCGCAGGTGTCTGCATCCTCTATATCCTTTTTGTATTCCCTTCCGGACGTCCCCTGTACGGCAAGAACTCCCGGCGATGACGGCAGAAGTGACTCTATCTGGTTTTCGGGGGTATTCTGGTTATTTTTTTGTATTATTGATCCTCTCGAATTGGCAGCAACTGAAGCTTCAATAGAGACACGAGCACCAACATCTGTTGCGCCTCGAGAGGTATTCTGCACTCCAATAATTGCGTACCCTGTTGTAGAAATGTTTAACTGCGAAAAAAAAGGGCTGCTTTTTTGACCAAGGCCAATATTATTTGCCGCATCCGCAGGGGTTGCTCCTCCCGTCCCACCTTGAGCAACACTTAACGGCGTTGTCAGTCCTGTAAGGCTGGTAATATCTGAGTTGTTCCCTTTTTTAGCCTTGTCACTGACGCTGTTGATTAACTTTTTCGCTGACGGCCCCGTTGTCTGGCTGGTATCAGGAAGCGTAATGGTTACATCACCGTCCGCAGTGAAAAATTGCTGCCAGTTCTGCTTATCGTAATTCAGTCCTCGCAATGCCTCAGCGCTTTGAGCCACCAAGGCAGCCGTGACCATGTTCAAAGCAACACGAGGCACGGCAGACCACGCAGCGCCGGATTGTGTCGGGCCTGTGTAAACACTAACCAGCGTCAGTGATGTATTGTTATTTACTGCTTTAACCGGAAGTGTATAAGGGATGCCGCCGACAGTTACGACAATAAAATCGCCAGCAGCAAGTTCTGCTGTAAACGCTGTGCCGCTGCCAGTAACAGCATCTGTGTCATTGGTAAGAGTTAAGGTTCCTGCTGACATGAATATTTCCTCAATACATATCCGGAAGGACAAGAATTGGCATATTGATATTTTGATTAAATGTCATATCAAATCTGTTGTCATTGTAATTACCAACAACCTGATTATACGCTGACCGGATGCTTCCACCTGACATTACCACGCCCTTTTTCCTTATATTAAAATATCCATCCACTCGTCTTGACTGCGCACCTGTAAATACTATCTGGCAATATTTATCACCTATGTATTGATTATTGTCTGTTACCGTTAGCTGCTGGTCATATACAAATGGGCGCTTCACTGTTGAAAATGTCACCTGCCCAGCCGAATTAGTCATGGTAATGCCATCACCGGCTACAGGCGCGGTATTATTGAAAATTACCAGTTCCATTGTTACAGATGCGGAAACATCATCCCGTCCTGAGTAATTGATTTCTCTTACAATAATATTTGCTCCGTCAAATCCTACAGACACATTATTGTTATCCCACTTCCCGAATGGTATTCCTGATACGGGAAGCGCCATCGAGCCGTTGACTGTCACCGTGCCAACATAAGCACATGTCATTAATCTTGCCTGATTCGAAATTGCAGTGAAATCAGTAGAGTTGGAAACGAGAAGTCCTTCGTTGTAAGTAGCAGCAGGGAGAATTTCAAATACAGTTCCTGCCCAGTTTGGTATTCGCTGGTAGTTTCCCCTGTTTGTACCGTTAACAGTCACACCGTTGTCTCCGTTTCTTGTAACGGATGTCATATATATCGGTAAAACTATCCATGTCTGATTGTCTGCGAACTCCTGAACGTCAACCGGACGTGTCGGTAAAACAAAAACTGTGGAGCCTGACGTTAATGGAGTATTAACCTGAAACTGGTTTGCCCCCGTACCGTAACCAGCAAAACTTGTGCAGAATGACGGGGCACGGAGCCCCGCTGTAATCGCCATCGCAGGACGGCCATCGTTATAATCTATCAGTATTCCTTCCGGCATATTTCACCTTATGTCCATCGTCCAACAACAACACGACCACCTCCTGAGAGATTTACTGTGATCCCATTGCCGTCAATGCGAGTAACGTTATTCACTCCGTTAAATGCAAATTCACCGCTGTCGGCATAGAGTTTCCCATGGAATTCTGGGCTACCAGATTTTGGTAAATTCCATCCGCGTCCACCACCACCGGGGATAAAGTTTGCAGACTGAAGTGAATCGGTAATTTTCGCAAAATCGATGGATGCTTCCTGAATTAATGCGCTACGAATAAATACCTGTCCGTTATAGACGAAGAATGCAGCCTGCCAGTTGCCGGGGTTATTACCGGAATAAATGCCGAACTGTTCCGCGGCAAATACAACGGTAGATTTATAGCTATTCCCCGATGGCTCGATAGACATGCCGAATCCGGTGTTATATTTCACACCGTTCCTGACAATCCCCATATTGAGTGTGTAAGAGGCTTTTGCAGTCCCATCACTATTTACCTCAGCTGTCATCTTCTGGTTAACGGCTGATGTAAGGCTACCTTCAGGGCCAATCTGCGCCTGAACATATGTGGACAGGTCAGCAAGTCCCTGCTCAGCAGTCGCTACCGTGGTTTTCACGACCAGGATATCGGCACGTACCTCACCGTACTGCTGATACTGGTGCTCAACAGTACCGTGGTTCGCCAGCGAATTTTCCATAATTCCTTCGAGGTTGGTATCGACCCCATCTTTAACATTCTGGAATGCATCTGATTTTTGGATGCCGTCATCAATAAGGTCCATCAATTCACCGGTATCCATCGAGCATAATGCCGGCACTTCAACGAATGCTGATGCACCGAAAGCGTTAATCGTCCTGATGTACCAGTAATAGGTGTGACCTGCATGTAACTGATTGCTGGTCCATGTGGTACCAACTCCCTCTCTGCTGGCATTTCCCTCAACAGTTGAAGTGGATGTATCGGGGAGTTTTGCCTCCCCTGACGTCCAGAAATCAAACTGCGTGGAAACGTTGGTTATGGCCGCAAGTCTGGGGATCATCGTGACTGCAAAGAACCCCTGCTCAATATCGACGTGCGATGGCGGCGGAGGCGCTTCAATGCTGAACTCCAGATAACCTTCCGGCGATTCTGCCCCCATCTGGTTAACAGCAATAACATGAGCGGTATAGGTATCTTTTGGTAATCCGTTAAGACGCGTGAACGTCCCGGGGACCTGGACGGACATGACCATCTGGCCATTGCGACGAATGATCACTTTGTTGTAGACCACCTGTCCGATGTTCTGCCATGACAAAATCCCCTGTACGACCTGACCAATTTCCTCCACGGTGTATTTCAGGTTCTGCGGCTGCGCCACGCCGCCTGATGGCAACTGAGTAAACGGTGGCCGCTCGATCGGTTTACCGATGACATCGCCCCAGACATCTGCTGTTTCCTGCTTCAGTGTCAGTTGGACGCCATTCTGAACGCCGAACTTCCAGTCAGTTACCCGCATCTCAACATTCACGATACCGATAGACGGGAAATTCACCTTCACATACATTCCAGGGCGATAACGGTACCCACTCAGATTTAACGTTACGTTCATCGTCCTGGCGATGCGAGTGCGCTTTAACTTCACGTCTGCCAGACGCTGGGCCTGAAATTCAGAGGTCACAAATCGCAGCTTCATATCCTGCGATATTTCTACTCCGTCTTCCGTCACCCATTCACCGACAGACACAGAGGGGAAATCCGCTTCGGTGTACCCCTGTTGCGGATCAACAAACGTCCCCTTGATGGTGTTAACGCGTTCCGCCTGAGAGACTTCCGGCATGATTTCGATATCACCGGCCAACTGGCTTTCAGTGATCACTTCGGTAGCTGGTCCGTAATATGCGCCGACAAGCAATCCATGTTTTCCGGCAATATAAGTGACATCACCCGCGCACGCCGCCAGCATCCCTTCCAGAATAGTGACCTTGTTTTCACTGAGATCGAACTCCCCGTTAATCGTATAACGCTTCTCAACGGTATTGGCGCCGGTGATCACCTCCTCATCGCAGATGTTGGCCGCTTCCTGAAACTGATCCCAGTTAATATCTGAGTCAGGCACTTTCAGGTAGTTTCGGTAGTAGTCGAGAATGACCAGGGCGGCATTATTGCTGTATCCAGTCAGCCCGGTTCGCGGGTCGTAAACCTCACGACCAAACTTTTCAACCTTGATATTCGGAATGCCGGACGGGAATTTTTCAGCGTTAAATTTCAGGGACACACGCAGCCAGGTGAGCCCTTTGCCGATCATGTCATCTTTCCATGACGGGCAGTTCTCCAGCATGAACGGGTCCGCTGTCTGTCGGTTGGTGTGCAACTCAAACGATGCGTGTTCAGGATAACTACTTACAGGCTCATCACCCAGCCAGACAGTTCCGATGCTGGATAATGAATGTCCCGCGAGCGCAACGGCCAGGTGCAGCATTTCGCCGTCATCCTGTTCGCCAGCCTGCTCTTCAGAAAAAAACAGTGTTCCGGCTGTCGTAGTACGCCCATAAACAACAGTTTTCGCACTCGCAGCGGCACGCAGAACCTGTTTGCGTTCAGACGTATCACGGTAGGAATTCAGCGACGGGGTCTTGGTCAGCGCCTGAGTGGCAATCTGTGCGGCGACGGTGATAACCATCGCAATGGCATACATTTCATTTGCCGCTGCCACACCTGCGGCAATGGTGGCAACAATAGGAACAGCAGCAGGCATTAACGTACCCTCCAGACACTCAGCGGTTTAACCCGCAGTCTGACAAGACCATTTTCTCCCGGAACCCATACAACGCCGGAATACACCACTCCGGCACACCGCGCCCCGGCATTTTCAACAACGGCAATATCTCCGCGCTGTGCCAGCTTCACTGGTACTTCATCAAGATATCGAGCCAACACCTTTTCAAGTGAACCGCCACCGCGAAGAATTGCCTTTTTTGCTCCCGTTTCGCTGTCATACGTTCCACGCCAGCCATTCGCAAAATTCTCCCCGGTCATCGCTTCTGCACAGTCAGCAGCAAACAGGCAGCAGTCATGCTGGCCCCATGAAAAAGGCCGCTCAATGGCGGCCTTCATCACTGCGTTTAATCTGTTTTGCCAGTCCGGATGCTTCATGCTTCCTCACTTATAAGTAAAACCAGGAGCATCTTTTTTATTGCCCCAGTAAATCGAACGCTCTGCCATCTGAGCAACGTAACGAAAAATATGATCCCCGGGATACGCGGCCTGCTGCGACTCATCGGTATAACGATCGGGGAATGGGCGCTGCCAGTCCTCAAAAATATTACTGATGGTGTATTGCAGGGCGTTTGTTTCCCCGGCGGTGGCCCCGGTGCCGGAAACCTTGCCCTTAAAAAGTAAATCGGCAACCTGCACCACGCCATTGTCGTCCATCGCCACCAGGTAAATCTCAGCGCTGCGGCCAACACACCGTTCATTCAGCGTCTTTGCAAAGAGTGACAGGTCGAGTCCGGAGAGCGTCATCTTCACCTGTGTTGGACTGGTTGTGTTCGTTTCCGTGGCATCATCAATGGACCCCATTCGCCCCATGCCGTAATAAACATATCCGCCCAGCACGATTGTCCCGGTGCCGGAATGCACGTAAACAGTGCCGGACTCAAACTGGATATTGGCAGCAATCACAGCCGTCACCCGGTCGCGGGAAAGCCAGTCGACCATCGAATCAGAAAAAGGGGAATACAACATTAAAACGCCTCCTCCAGTTCCAGCGTGTAACTGGTAAATACCCCGGGCACTCGATTACCCGCGCCCTGCTGGTTATCCTTCAGTTTGAAAATGCCGTATGGTTTCGCCACTTCGATAGCCGCGCCATCCGGTGGCGACCAGCGCAACATGGGCGCGAATGTCACAGTGGCTGTACCGGTTGATGTGCTCGTCACATCGGCGGTAACCATTTTCAGTTCGTCGTTAACGGTGATGTAGTCTCCACGCTCCAGAACTACGACACCGGGAGTCCATCCGCTCATCTGTAATTCTGTGCCTGTCTGGTTTGCACCATTCACTACCGGAGAACCCGCGGGAGTGCGCCCGCCCCTTCCCCAGTCATGGATTTTTACCCTGCCATATTCGCCATCCAGTTCAGCAATCAGCGAATCAAGACGCCGGGATTTATCATCCGAAAGGTTGTTGAATGTCAGGGCGCATACCCAGCGGGTGCCGGGATAACGGACAGTCTGTGACGCACCATTAAAAGGGGATCGAAATGTTTTGGTGTTGCTTTCTGGTCGCCACGTCAAAGACGCCGGACAGACATCCTCCGGCCATTCAAGTGCAGCCATAAATACTCCTGGAGAAATACGCGCAACGGCGATACTGATCATTTGTCAGGGTGTTACGGGACATTAACCCTGGTTAAAGTGAGTGGTTCAGCCCGTCAGTGGTGGGACACTGGCGAACCTTATGCAGAGGGATGGCTGATTACCTCTGGTTAAGGAATTAAAGTGAAATACGAATTTGAAAAGCATCTTAATACTCAATCCCGGCCATCTACTGAACTTCAGGTATCTGCATTACAGGTTGGGCTGGTTAGCCTGGTCCAGGCAATTGAAAAATCAACCCCTGGATTTGGAGAAATATTTCTTCAAACATTCGATAATGGATTCAAGCAAAACAGAGAAGCTAACAAGGTTGTTAGTAAAGAGCATTCTCCGGTTGAAGCGCTTGCATTGCTTGGAACAATGATTAAAAACGGCTTATAACTAGAGCCCCTCCCCCCGAAAGATGGACCTTGCATTTACCGTCCTCTAATTGAATTGCGGCCTGCTCTTGGGTCGCCTTATTCTCGACAACCAACTGCTGGCGAACGGAAATACTGAGAGCATCAATCGCGCAGTTGATCTCATTGATGGCCTGCCGCGTACGCAAAAGCGACTTTTCCAGCGCCTCAACTCGTTGTTCTAAAGTCATAATTATCTCCCGCCTTTCGGCTAATTAAATTAAGGATGAAGACCATCACACGCCTAACAAACGACGTGCCTGGCCTCGATTGGAAAAATCCTGAAGCAAATCCTGACGCGCCTGTTTAGCGCCATCATTCGCCCCCTGGCGCGCCGCTTCCTGCATTGCCTGTTTAAGTGCCGCATCCCCGTTACCGGATATGTTGAAATGCTGATGAATAATCGTATCACCGCCGCCTGACGTGGCACCCGGAGTGCCAACCATGCGAACACCCAGCGAACCATCAGCTGATCGTGTCAATGGCATAATGGCTTCCGGCCCCGCCTCACCCATAAGCCCAGCGCCTTTTGCAAAAGCAAAATATGTCGGTGTGCTAACAATGCTGTTGCTGTAAGCGCTCAGACTTTCAGAAGCATAAGCCCCACCTTTTGCATTCAGTTTTATACCTGAAACGGCAGAGTTATAAGCGCCGGAAGGAGTGCTACCGGATGCAGCTCCAGCGCCCGCACCAAACATACCGCCGATTGAACTGAAAAAACCGCTGTTACTGGCTGAGCGCAAAGAATCCACCAGCATCGCATTGAGGATAATTTTCTGCATAGACTGAAGCACAGAACTGGCCCAGTCCTCCCAGTCGACCTTATTACCGGAAAGTGCATCAGAAATATTTCCCACCAGTCCGGTCATGGCATTGTTTACCAGGTCAGCAGACTGAGAGGCATAGTCCGAGGCGGTGTCAGCCCAGTTAGCGAATCCTTCACGCATGCCATCCGCCCAGTCACTTCTCTGAGCATCAGAAGCAGCATAGAAACCTTGCTGATCGCGCAGGCGCTCATCGAGATAACGCTTATTTAAAGCCAGGGCTTCTTGGTAGAAAGCTTCGTCTATTTCACCAGTTTGCCGTTGCCGAAGCAGATCAGTATTCTTCTCTTCAAATTCCTTACGGATATTGAATTGTTCCTGAAGCCTTTCGCGAAACCGAGAACCCTGACCGTAGCCGATTAGTTGAGCCTCGTTCGCTGCGCGGGAGCTGGCGTTACTGTCTGCGAGATTCGCCTCGTAATTTCGAAGTTGCTCACGTATTTTCTGCTGATCAATCAACGCGGCATTCTGCAACAGGGTTTGTTTTTGTGCCTCGGTGAGAGACGTAAGCTCCCCCTGGCTAACCTGGTATTTCAGTTTTGCCAGTTCGGTATTCTGACCAGCCAGAGCGATTTGCTCTTTCTGCTGCTTAATGAGTTTGTCGTAAGTATCTGCCGTTTTTTCGGCTTCAGTTTTTCCACCTTTTGCTTTCGGCTTGTTAGCCTGATTATTTCTCCATTCCTCTAAACCATTATTAATTAACTCCTGACGGCTGGTTTGGTAACGAGGATCGTTAGAAGCGAAGCCAAGATCATCAGCATAATAACTTAATCGTAAGCGTTCTCTCTCCTCGCCTTTACGGCGAGATAATTCAAGTTCACGCCTACTTTTTTCAAGCGCATCTGTTTGTTTATTATCAAGAGTCGCCTGAGGAATACGCAACGGGGAGTTAGTTAGGCCTTGCCGTGCCCTGAGTAATTCATTACCTAACCCCAGCAGGCGGTTAAACTCAGTATGCTGGCCGTTCATGTTTACCAGAGACTGATACTCAGCATTTTGACGCCAGGCACGCTCTTTAATTAAGTCATTACTCCGTCTTTCGTTTTCCTCTTGAGCTTGTGATAGCGAAAGTGATTTCTCCCTAAGCTGCGATAGTTTTTCTTCCTCAACAGCAATTTGGTCAGTAAGTATTGATATTGCCTTAAGAATATTAAGGTCATTTTCTTGGGTTATTCCTGGTTTATTTCTCGCCTCATTAAGCTCATTTATCTGACGATTCAGGCTAGCTACACTTTTTTCCTGCTCTGAAATCAACCGTTTTTGCTCTTCCAGTGCTGCGACGGTCTGACTACGGTTACTGTCCAGTTCAGGGAGAGACATTTTCGATGTCTTCTCTTTTATCTCGTCAATCTGGTTTGCGTATTCACGGGCAGACTGACGAGCCTGTTCCTGATTCTGGTACATAGTGTACCAAGCACCAGCGCCAAGCATCAGTAATCCTGGAAGACCGCCAACCAATGAAAGCAAGCCTGTCGCACCACTTTTGACAAGCCCCATAACAGAAGTTGCAGAATTAAGAGCTTGCTGAGATGCAGTAACAGCACGGTTTGACTGAACCAGAGCGGCATTTGCCGTGATCATCGCTCTACGCCTTGCAATAGCGTTCTGCGTCGCCGTTGCCTCCGCATTAGTATTACGGGCTAATTCAAGTTCCGCCTGGGCTAGTTGAAATGCTCTTTCTGCCGCAATTGCATCTGCGGCGGCTTTCCTCTGCGACTGAGTTGCTGAGCTTGCGCGCGCGGCCGCCAGCGCTATTTCATTCTTACGCGCGTCAATTAACTGAGCCGTCTGGCTGCCGAGATCACCAAACATACCACCAAGAAATCGGGCACCACCAATAGCAGCCAAAGCGCCAGCAGCAGTTGCGACGGTATTAATATTATCAGAAATGGTATTGAGAACCCCGGTCAGGGCACTGGTAGCACCGGTTGCCGCGTTTGCACCGCCAACCCATGCCATAAACGCGTTTTCGATTTTTGTTGTAGCCGCCGATACTGTCTGAGGCATTGCATCGTATTCTTCGCGAAGGGTTCCAAGTTGGTTGATTAATGCTGGAACAACCTTGTCAGAAGTCAGAGCCCCCTGATCAGCCATCGCTTTGAGGTCTTTTCTGGCTACTCCCATCCCGGCAGCAAGAGCACGAATAACGCGGTCACCATTTTCGTTTACGGAGTTGAATTCTTCTCCACGGAGAACGCCCTGCGCCAGCGCCTGACTGAATTGAGTAATTACCGAACTGGCCTCTGATGTGCTGGCACCTGACAGTTTAAGCCCTGTCGAAATGGCTTCAGTTACTTTCAGAACTTCTTCTGAGCTATAGCCATATTCACGCATAGACGCTGCTGAACGAGCAAAAAGACTGGCGTTGTCAGAAAATGAGGTTCCTGTGCGCTGGCTGATCTCCATTAATGCCCGTTGTGACTCTTTGAAATCATCAGTAGACTGCGATGCCTGTTTCAGTCTGGCGTTAACGGAACTCCATTCATCAGCAAGGGAAATCAGGTGACCCGTAGCGTAAGCGCCAGCAAAGGCACCAGCCAGCCCCATAGCAGAGTTTTTTGCAGAATTAAGCTGACTGGTCACTTCAGACAGCGCTCTCTGGGTCTCTCTCGATGCGGCCGCTGCCTGTCGCCCACCATTCTGCATGGTGCGGTAGTAATCCTGCCCGGTACGTGATGCTCGCGCAATCTCCGTCTGAAAAGACTGTGAGTTTGCTGAAATTTTTATAATCAGTTCGCGGAGAGTTGCCATATTCCACCCAATAAAAAACCCGCCTTTTGAGCGGGTGTCTTATAATTCGAGAAATTACTTAAAAAGCTGTTGGGGAGAATCTGAAATCACCATTAGCCCCGTATCCAACCCTGTATATTAATGCCTTATCTTTTACCACATCAGCACCGACTTCAACCATACCACCAGCGCACCAACCATGCGGAGTTGCGCTCAAAACATGACGCCCTGGTTTAGGATAGAAAGTGACTTTTTCCCTTGAGTCGATATCTGCAATTGGATTGCCATCAATATAAATACTGATAAGGCATGCACTTCCCATTAACCCGGAATCTCTTTTGACAATAACAGTTCCGGTGTCGGCTGACTTTTTAACGATCTTTTTATCCCAAATCCTGTTTGCAGAAACATTTTTAGCTTGTTGTGTAGGAACAGGCTGCGTAGAGCAGCCGGATAATAACGCTATCGCAACTACCAGAAGTATTTTATTCATATCCCTATTCCATATTCAAAAGACAATAAATATTAATAGGGAATGATTGCATTGTCACTGCGTCGCCGCAGTAAGTGCAGCTTCCAGCCCGGCAAACGGGTCGGCCCCTTCATCTTTAGGATCATTCTGCCAGTTCAGCAACATGTCGCCCATCGTGGCTTTAACTCCCTGGGCATTAAATACCGCCGTTGCTATTTGCGCAGCCTGGATATCTCCGCGGATGTCACCAATCGGACTGTGCTTATCAAACTCAGCCCAAAGCCTGAGCTCACTGGCAGACATGGTATCCCGAAGCTCTGACAGCGTGCGCCCCATACGGAGCGCAAGCGACATCAGAAACCGCATGCCGGGCTGTGCTACTTTCCCTCAGCGTCCTTCGGATCTGTAGTAAGGTTAAGCGCCTGGCGCAGCAGACGCGCATGGACGGGCCCGTACACCGCCTCAACTTCCGCAAAATCATCTTTGCTGAATACCTGCTGCCCCTCTTCGTCAAATAAAACGTCAATGAACAGCGTAACGTCAGCACGAAGGTTACGATGCGCCCGCTCAGACACGGACAATTCGCTCTCAGCATCTCCTGGCTTAATAACATCCTGCCAGTGCAACCAGGCTTCTGCTGATGGCTCCCTGAGCATAATCGTTACACCATCCCATTCCGGTACGTTGACCGAAGTATGCCGAAATGCCGACTGACGGGAAAGCGCGAGTTCTTTAATGGATTTCATGAATTACCTCTTAGGAACCGGATTCAATTTTCTGCGGTTTGCCTTTCAGGCGCAGCGAGAATGTTGCAGCCACAACGCTGTTTGTACCGGAAGACCAGGTATGCTGGCGCACTTCAGCCAGGAACTGGAAGCCAATGCCTGAAGGGAAAATGATTTTGAAGCCATAGGTGGTGTCGTTGTCATATGCTTCACGTAGGGCATCCTGTGCAGGGTTAGAGTAAAAGTTACCCGACAGTGAGATTTCTGACTGAGCGCCCAGGCCGTTAATGTTTTCCTGTTCTGTTGAACACAGCGTTGTGACGTCGATATCCTGTTTCTGGCCACCAGTGAATTGCACCTCTTTAATGGTGCACTGCAAATCCAGATACGTTGCTGAACCGACCGTTTCTGGCGTTGCCGGGGCAGAAGTGATCTGAATCTTCGTGCCCTGTGATTTTTCATAAAGTGAGGACATAACTGTCTCCTGAAATAAAAAACCCGCCGGAGCGGGTGGTATGGTTTAGGTCTGGTCAGACGGTGACCTGAAATTCGAGCGTGGCCCGGTGATAGCGCAAATCAGGCTCATAGCCCGGCGTTTTCACAATGCTTTCCGGCTTCAGCACCTGCAGGGCATCAAGCGCCATATTCCTGATCGTGCGCGCTTCAGTGATGGTGCTGGAATACACATCAACCTGCACCGAAACGGCAGATTCCGCCTGGCCGCAAAGAACGTCAGCAGCCACGTCGGTAATAATCGAGAAAATTACCCAGGGCGGCGAGACTGAAGGCTTCCCGTCACTGCCGAGGGGGGCAACGTAGGGATAAACCTGCCCTCCAGCCAGCGGCGCTAGCAGTGGATAGAGATCATCTTCCGTCATTTGCTTAACGCCTCATCAATGGCCTGGTTCATTCGCCTGATCGTGACCTCCGTCGCCAGCTCCTGGCGAACATCGAACGCGGGTCTTACAAACGGATGAGGCGGCATATTTACTGTCCCCATCTCAACAAACCGCCAGTAAAACGCATTTCGCGGATCGCTGGCTTTCATGGTGTTGTCGCTATTACCGGTTCGCATGTTGCGGCCACGGATATGTACGCCGGAAGTAATTTCGCCACGGCGGCGTGAGCGCTGAGTCAAAACGACCACGTTTTTCTTCAGCTTTCCGGTTCTCTCAGGAGCGCGTGCGATCACTTCTTCCTTTAGAACTTCTGCCCCGGCGCGCGTGGCATCACGCAAAACCTTGTTGTTTTCAGCGCGGCTAAGTAACTCCAGGTCTTTTGCTATGTCATTCAACCCGGAAAAATCGAGGCTCGTCTCAATCATTTTTCAGCTCCCAGCTTGCACAATATCTCCAGGCGTTCCCCCGTTTCATCGGGGATGGGCGGGCCTATAACGTTAAGAGTTTTGCCTCGGTATGGCCCACTCTGAACCTTTAGCCTGGATGCCGCTGTTATAGTTTTTCCCGATTTTCCGCGAACCCATACCCTGACATCAGCCTGAGCAATTTCGGCACCGGCAGACATTAATTCTCTTCCGCTCCGGCCCCTGATATCTGCGCGGATGGTTTCGCCATCTTCCCATATTTCAACTGGCTGACCTGAATTGTCACGAATATGTACGGGGTTTTGTATCACAATGACCTGTATTAGCCTTCCCGCTGATATTGCCATTTTGCACCTCAGAGAATAGTTGGACACCGCAGGTCATAAATTAAGCAAGTTACAGAGAATGGAAGTTCGCCCTGAAGTAAGTCTTCTTTTTCTGCCCCATCTGGATTTCGGTAAAGCATACCTACCAGGCGCATGGTTGACCCTTTCATCCGGCTTAGCGCTTCACCTTCGATTAACTTTCCTGTCTCATCAACGACCTTGTCCCGGCTTCCCTGAATAAAAGCCAGTAGCACAGAACTGGCTTCCTGTATTTTTTCCTTAAGCGGGCCGTCGTCAGCATCATGATCAATGTGCAGGTGATCCTTAATTTCCTCCAGTGTCACAAGTTCAATCACGTTTTATCCCTCCCGTCGCGGCCACGCTTGGCAGCCAGTGTCCACCCTTTCGAACCATTCTCCCCCGGCTTGTCCTGCGTCTGCTCGTCGCAGTGCCAGAGCGAGCCGCCCCACGTCACCGTGTCGCCAGGCAGATACTCCTGACCGGATTTGAATACGCCCTGATAAATCATCACAGGCACGCCAAAAGATTTGGTTTCACTGGCGCCACTGGTGCGGTTAACTGTCAGGGTGAAGCTACGCTGTTCAGAACGCTGAATATCAATGCCCGCCACACCATCAACAAGACACTCCCAGCCGCGCATACCGTGCGTTTTTTCATAAGCGCGCCACAGGCCGCCGTTATGCGTTGCATAGCTTCCACGCGGGTAGCTTTTCTCTTCATCAATGAAGGGGAGAATTTCCAGCGCCAGCGCGTCACGGCCATCTTCACCATCTTTACCCGGCTCCGCTGCGGGCAACGCTGCAATCGCCTCTTTAACCAGCGATTTCACATCTGGCAGCTCCGGCATGGATGCGGAAACCAACTCCTGAATCATCGGCTGGACGTCTTCAGGCGTGACACTTTTACCGTCCTGCGGTGTCGGAATGGCGGCCACCGCCTCGCTGACAGCTTCCTCAACTGCCTGTTTAAGCGTGGCGGGGTCAAAGTCTTTACCATCCTTCGGCGCAGGAATCTCTGCAACGGCCTTACTGACCAGCTCCTGTAAAACGGGTGTGACATCGTCGACCGTAACACTTTTACCGTCACGCGGTACCGGGATAGCAGCTACCGCATCGCTGACCATGGCGGCAATATCCGGCAATTCTGGTGCTGTCGGTGCAGGTAAATGAGCGATGGCCGCCTTTACTATGCTCTCAATGTCGGGATCGGGCGCATTGCTGATTTCTTCAACCTGCTTTGCGAGCCTCGATAGCTTTTCTTCATATTCCTCTCGCTGCGCCTGAAGGTTTTTACTGAAGCTGTCACGCATTTCAGCGAGAACCTGACCGAATTCCTCGCCCAACACCTTTATCAGGGATAGTTCGCGTTCGTTCATTTTGTAAGAAATCCTCTGATCATGGCTTTGGCCGCCGATTGCTCAGCGTCGGTTAAAGCCTTTCCTTCATTCGCGGAGGGTGACGACTGTGACGAACTGCTTTTACCGAAGGGATCATCCGAAGCATCACGGCGCGCCAGCGCCTCAAGGCTGAAATTCTGCTGTTGTAGGTAAAGAGAATCACCGCCGGCCAGCGGGGGAAGGTTCTCACTTTTTCGCGCTTCGTTTGGTGTGAGGATGGTATTTTTCACCCCCTCGCCCAGGGATTTGATACGGCGTTCACTGTCCATACGCAGCAGCGCATTAACGTCAAACTCAGTTCCTGTATCGCCTTCAAGCTCAAACGCTTCATCCAGTAGCAATTCGATGGATTCAATCAGGGACTGAAGACACTGCGAGTAATACTGCTGATCCTGTGCCTCGATATTGTCATGCGTCGGCAGTTCACCGATGCCAACCTTATAAGCCGGCACGTGAAACACGGAACAGACAATCTGCGCGGTCATGCGGAGCTGTTCGACAGTCTGCGCATCAGCAGCTGAGACCGTCCGGGGAACATATTTCGCACCATTACTCAGAATGGCGGTTTTACCCGCATTTTCCCCGGTATAACCAGTGTCCCAGTTATCTTTGATCTTCCTGGCGTTCTCTTCTGTAATCGAGCCCGGAACCTCGATAACACCGCTGGGTTTCCCGCCATTGCGGAAAAAGTACGCTGAGCTTTCCTGAATATGGTGACCCTGCATTGCAGCCAGACCAGCAGCATAAATCGGGGAAAGACCAATAAGGGGATGGAACAGGCAGTTGAACCGATCGTGAATAACTTCTCGTGCCGGTACTGTCACAGATGATTCAATGCCAGCCATGTTATCCGGGTTGATCTGGTAGAAGACAGAGCCATCATCAGCTACCAGTGGCGTGACCTTGTTCCAGTCCAGCAGCCTCAGCTCAGTTATTTCACCGCGATTGTTCCGGATCTTGAGCGCAACGGTATTACCTTCGCACAGCTTGGAATTCAGCCAGTGCTCAAAGAACTGGATGCGGTTCTGAAAGGCATTTGGCCGGGAATACAGCGCGGCTATCTTCCCGGTTTTAATTACCTTCCGAACGCCATTTGAATCCTGTTTCATCAGGCGCGGAGGCATTTTAGCAATATCACTTGCGATCAAAGAAATGCAGGAAAACACAGCATAATAGGAGAGAACCGTTTTGGGCTTAATTTCCATGTTCTGCTGCCAGGCTCCGGCGTAGGGTTCATGGACATAACTGAACATTGGTGTCCAGCCGCCACGGCTGACAGGCTGCTGTAGATTTTTGACTTGTCCCTCTTTTCTTCGGAAAGGATTCCACATTAGCCGTTCTCCGCTTTACGCTTATTCTTCCTCACCCTGGTATTTACCTCGGTGAAATATTCAGCCTTACCGAGCAGCACCAGCACCCTTGCGCACCGATCGTCCACGGTTTTTACGTCTCCCGTAACTGAGTCATGAGTGCGTTGCAGATATCTGATTTTTGCCATGCAACATGGCGGGGTTTCCCCCGCCCTCCTTCCGCGATTAGCTTCCCTGGTTAGAGCCGTAGTTCACACCAGAAATAACCGCCACCGCTGCCGTGCGGCGACGCTTCCAGTTGATCCAGCGCTCGGCACGAATAGCCACGCTGTTCGTCTGGAACATGGAAACCAGCTCGGTACCCGTTGGTGTAATGCTGTCACCAGCCGGATCGCTTTCCATTTCCAGAGACGCTTCGCGGGACATATCGACCGCCACGCCACCATCATCAGCGAGGTAGATATCCGGTGCGTTTACCAGCACCAGCTGGTTGCCAACGTACTGAGACACAATCACTGGAAGGCCCTGGAAAGTACCGCCCAGCAGGGTCATTTCCTGGTACTCCTTCTGGCCCAGCGCATTCTTGCGCATGGACAGTGCCAGTGCCGTAGTACTGGACATCAGCCAGACAGCACCGTTCGGCTGAAGGTTGGCCGCAACAAACACGCCAAATGCCGCAGCCGCGTCGTCATCCGGGTTTCCGGTAGACGGGACGGCGGTAATGCCGTTGGTAATGGATGCCGGAGAGACGTTGGCAACCTCAGCTTTTGATGGGCTGATGAAGTCCGTATCAAGACGGGCAATGACCGCTTCGGCAAGGGCGTTACGCACCAGAGCATCTGCTGCCGGATTGGAGAATCGGATCAGCTCATCGGTCAGGACCGCAATGGCTGCGACTTTGGCGAAGCTGAACGTGATGGACTCAAAGTCGAATTTGGTCAGCGGTTTGGCCTTACCCTGACCTACCCAGCTTGCAGATCCGCCGGAAGTTTGTGCCGGAATGCGAATGTTGAACGGGACCTGACGCAGGGCAGGAATACCACCCTGACCGAAACGACCGATAATGGTCTGCGGGCGGAGGAATTCAACAAAATCATTTGCGTATTCCTGATACTCCACCAGCGCACCAGCCCACTGAGGATCGGTCGTTGTGCCAGCACCAACAGCGGCTTTCAGCACATGGTGAAGTTTCGCATCATCCGGGTACTGCTTACGTGCAATTTCCAGCGCTTCAGAACGGCTGCCGTTTGCCGCCGCCAGTGCCTTGGCAAAACGGGCAAAGGCGATACCTTTCTCCAGATTTTGCTCAACGCGAATGATCCCCGGTGCGTTTGCCTTAACGGTGGTGACTTCGCCACTGGCAGCTTTAGATACCGGTTTTGCAGTCGATGCAAGATTGCTTTCCATGTCGCGCAGTCGCTTGAGGTGCGCATCAACGGATTTAATTTCTGCGGACGTGTTGTCGTAGCTCTCTTCTTCTTCAGCGTCCAGGGTGCGTCCCTCTTCAGCCGCCTTTGACATCACTTCATCGAGTGATGCGGCAAGCGCTGCACGCTTCGCTTCAAAGCTCTTGATTTGTTCTGCGATATTCATCGAATTGGTTCCTTTTTTGGTTTTGGGTGCTGTAGCGCCAGCGGTTTTAGAGGTTTTCACTACCGGTTTCTCATTGCCTGACGCGGCGAGAAACTGGCGGTCGAAAGATTTAACGGTCTGGATGGAGCATTCGGCATTGGCCGGAATGGTCACCGCCGAGACCTCAAGCAGGTCCCAGGACAAAAAGCGAATACCGCCTTCATCCAGGAAGGAATACTCAATTGGTCGGAACCCAATCGACAGGCCTCGTACCAGCCCCGCCTTAATCGAAGCCCAGGCTTCATCAAGACGTGCGATCAGCTGTGATGGCATGTCGGAGGTTGGTTTCACGAGTTTTGCGGTTATCTGCAACCCCTCTTTCACCATTTTTGGCGTGCAGGTGCCAATAGGCTGAGAGCGGTCGTGCTGCCAGAGGAACGGCGTATCGCTACGGAATTTCGCCCCCTCCGGCTCCATAATGTCACCGTCACGATCGGGAGACGGTGTTGAGGCGATGCCGGTGATAATCCGCTCATCCTCATTTACCGACTTAACCGTCATGAGGGTGCAGGCGCGTTTAAGCGTCATTTGCTGGCCTCCAGAAATGAAAAAACCCGCATGCGCGGGCCATTAACTGACGTGTGTGTTAAACGAAAAATACCTGGTAGTCTTTTTTGACCGGTTCGGGGTTAAGGGCCATTAACGTAACGGCGTTGAATATGGCCATCAGGGGATCAATTTTCCCCTTCCCGCTGGCCTGTTTGGTAATGAGAATGGCGTTACCCTTAGGCTCAACCCTTGCATTACTCACGCACCAGGCCATCAGAGGCTGGCCGCCATGAAGCAGAACACCTTCAGCCAGCTTGCGCTCAGCTGTCTTAATGGCGCCGCCGAGTTTCCAGCCCTGGCTGACCCCGGTTACAGCCTCATCAGGAATGCCTGCTTCACTGAGCGCATCAAGAATTTGCCCTACCTCAGAGGGGTCTATTCCAATTTTATCCAGCAGTTCGGCTTCATAAATCCGGCTGACATACTCTGCAACCTGCTCGACATCCTCGCCTACCCGCTTAACGATCGTCAGGTCACCGGCCCTCTCAAAATCCTTTAATTTTGAAATTTCGCTCTTTCGCCTTTCCAGGGCGATGGTATGTGCCCATGCATGGCACCAGCATAACCACTCGCGCGTCTCGCGATCGCGCCCGATAACAGCCAGGCCGAGAAGGTCATCGAGACCACCGCCATCGATACCAACTGTGACCACCTCAGAACGGCGCAGAATATCGTCAAAAGTGACGCGCCTTGCCTGTTGCTCCCAGAAATCTGCCCCTGCCCATCTGTCAGCGCGCAGGGCGAGACCGATTTCAACGTTGGCGTGCTTCGACATAAAGCCACGGAAATCTTCTTCCCCGGCCTCTTTCGCTTTGTTGTATTCACGGTATAGAAACTGCTCGTCTACGGAGTAACCCAGGTTGGGGTTAACCATCGCGAGGTTATCCAGAAGAAGATGCTCACCGCTGGCAACCATTTCCGGTGGATGCTCAAATATCACCGGAAGAAAATGCGGATCGTGAATCTTTCCGTCGCGAACGTCACGGGCGTATTGCAACTTCTTCTTAAACACACCTGCCGGCGGTTCGTTAGACTGCGTGGTGGTGTACATCACAAAGCCTTCCGGTCGTGATGCCATGCCACCGACTGCCTCACGCAGCATATCTTCGGAGTTATGTTGCTTACCAAAAAGCCACAACTCGTCAATGAGCGTGCCGACAGATTTAATCCCCGAAACGGTGTTGGGGTCGGCGGCCACCACTTTCAGCGTCGTGTCCGTTCCCCTGTGGGTGATGGTCCTGATGTGTGTCTGAACCTGGCAGAGGTCATCCAGATCATCATCCCGCTTTACCATGTCGCGCGCCGGGTTAAAGGCGTTTGTCGCCACCTCTACAGTCGGTGCGATGATGGTGTATCCGGCAGCCTGACGCCAGTTGAGCAGCAACGCCGTCATCATGATCCCGGCGGCCAGCGTAGACTTGGAGTTTTTTTTGGGGATGAGCACAAACACTTCTGTAATGTGCCTGCGACCGGTTTCGGCATCATAGGAGCCGAACAGCGCCGCAACGAGATCGAAAACCCACTGTGCGCAGGATTCACCGAACGTTGGCGAGCCTGGGGCATCAACAATTTTCAGTTGCCTGAAAACGTTCAGGGCTATTTCAGCCTGCTCCGGGTAAATCGGTGCAGGAATAATAGACTGGCCCTTCTTCAGGCGCTCCGCCCAGTCAGGGCAGGCAGTTGTCCATTCCGGCATTATGTATTCCCGCGATTGTTAACCACCAGTTTCGGTGGTTGCTGAATGGCAAACTTATTGGCCGCTTTTTTGGCAGCCTCAGCTTTTGCATCTTTCTTACCGCCCTCACCTTTCTTCTGATGCATATAAGGCAGCATGGCCTTCGCAGCATCTTTCCTGGTTTCGATTTCGTAACCAACGTTGTTCATAACCGATTTCAGGAAGTCGAGAGGATCTTCATACTCACCGGCGGACGATGCCGCAGGAGGTCGTTTTTCTTCAGGCGTGTTTACTGCTGGGGTATAAACATTCCTGCGATACGCAGGTTCGTCATCCACCTCAACTTTTTCTCGTTTTTTTCGCTCAATAAACGCGATGACCTCCGGGTCTTTAGCAAGCTGCGACCCCTTGGAACGCGCGGATTTTTCAGAATATCCCGCCTTTATAGCCGCATCCTTCTGAGACATCCCGGACATCAGCGCGAGAGCATATTTCCGCTTCTGCGCTGTTAACATGTTTACACCCTCCAGAGGGGGATTTTTTCTGCGAATGAGAGGGGGGGCGGTGTCCAGGGCGATCGATGTTTACTCTGGATGATACCCCCCCCCGGGGTTGGCAGGCATCAGAGCCCTACAAATCCTGATGTCTGATTGTCTTCAGGCACTTCATGCTTCAGGGCCAGCTCATCAGGCTGTCCGGTGGCAACTTCACGTGCAGACTTACCTGCGTGACATTCAGTGCAGAGTGTCCACAGGTTGCGTTCGGAGTTATCGCCTCCGAACTGAAGAGCAATGCGGTGGTCGAGTTCGCTGTCAGTCAGATCGACAACCCGACCGCACATGCAGCAGTGACCACCATCACGCGCGTAGATGCGACGCTTCAAACCCACTCTGGCACTTCCGCTTATGCGGCGTTGTTCACCGTAAACCGGCTTGATGCGACGTGTATCAATGGCTTTCAGGCGTGGCTTTAACGTTGTGAGCTTAGACATGTAACCTCCACGCCCGACGGCGTTCTGTCCGTGGCGCTGAGTCAGGGTGACGTTCAACAGGTTCACCATCTGCATGATCCACCAGCGAGTAACACGGATAAACCACAGCGCCGCCATAGGCATCACCAACGGCATAATCAGCTGGCTTGCTGCTGTCCCATCGGGAAATGACTCGTTCGATATGCTGAGGGGGTACGCTATAGCAAACGCCGTGTATAAGCCGCTGAAGCGTGATGAAATCAGCCTGAGTCTTATCAGCAACAATCAGCCGCTCAGCTATCTGCATTTGATACTGAGGTGGTCGGCCAGTACCCAGGTAGAAACTCACCAGCGATTCTGGGAAGCGGTTAAGCCATTCACTAACCTGCTCAATAAAATCTGGAACAGGCAATGCGTCATCTTCGATTATCACTACCCGGCAATCCTGCCATGATGCCCATTCAAGCGCGCGGAGATGATTCCAGTTTGCGCCATGGTTACCGTCATCAATAAGCAGATGGACATCCAACATCGCAGCGAGACGTTGCGCATGTCCTAAGCGGGTGTGATGGCTGACCACCACAAACTTAAAATCTGTCTGCATCATTATGGGTAAACACCTTATTACGGGCTCGTCGTGCAGCTTCAGCAGCCTCCTCAAGATCATCGAAGAAGCCTACACAGTGCGCCTTTCCGTTGTGGCTGTAGCACGCATGCCACTTTCCAACCTGAGGATTCCATCTAACACCGCGCTTTCCAGATGAGTTCCTTGTGATAGCGGGACCCTCTCGGTTTTCGCTGTTTTGCTTTGGAGTTACGAGCCTGAGGTGAGAGGGATTGACGCATAGAGTGTTATGACACTTATGGTCAACGAGCATGCCAGGCGGAATGTCACCATACTTCAGAAACCAAGAAAGGCGATGAGAAGACCAAAAAAACACGACCTGCAGGCGTTCTCGGCCCCGCTATTTTCCCGTATATCTGAGGTTTGATATGTCTTCCGCCCCCTGGTTGAATGGTTGCGCCTAGCCAGATCCAGCACTCATCGTCACCACGCTTATCAACCTTTTCCCAGAACCTTTCCTCAATCGGTCTTTTTTTAGGCACAGGAACACCTTCCATGAAAAGGAATAAAGAAATTTAATAGAGGTTACTTATGGCGCCAGAAAGCTACTTCCTTACCGATACCATCAGTCTTAAACACTGTGTGGATGCGCGGGCCGGTGACAATGCGATCGCCAAATGACTTCGCGACAATGCCAAAAGCGATCATGTCACCCACCGCAGCGCCAGCCTGCTCTTTCTTCCAGAAGCGATAACTCTCGATCCGGTAGTAAAGACGGATGATGCCGTGAGCGAACGCCATTACATCAACGCGGCTGCCACCCAGCAGGCCAGCGTTAAGCATCACATTATTGCGGTGCGCTTCAATGAACTCCTGATAGATGCGCTCCGGATGATTCTGCTTTGCCCAGGTATCGGCGTAGGTCTTTGGTTCTGAACCGACGTACACCTTCCCGGGCTCCATTTCTTCCCACGGTGCGCGAAGCATTTCGACATCGGTACCATCAGTACACCAGACGAACCGGTATTCAGGGTGATCTCGCAGGTGCTGCCAGATGTGCAGCCATCGCCGGAAATAGACATTCATCTTCACGTCAGGTACGCGATACAACTCAACATCTGCTGGTGCCGTCAGTAATTCATCCACCAGCGCGATACGGCCACAATTCCGAAGTGATGAGGCCCATTTAGCCAGCATGTCAGGCGAGGCCGCCATTTTTGTACCGCGCTGCGGGTCAGGCTGACTGGTAAGCAGCGTTGTGATAACCACGTCTCGCTGCTGGCGGTATTCAACGTAACCAGTAACCCCGGCATCACGCCGTTCGTTGTGGATCTTCACGTTACGTTCCACCAGCGCCTGTCGGTCGGGACGCGGTACCGAACGCTCTACGGCTTCATGCTCATCGAGAGAATGGATTAGCTTTTCTGAACCGACCACATCACCGTAAGCCCACGTAGTCAGTCCTGCGTTATGGATGCGCAAGGCGAGATCGCTGTGCTCGTACATGCCGCGACCATAAACCGGATCGAAACCGCCAACCTTCTCGATAGCGCTACGGTGGTAATACAGCATCACGCCGCGCTGCCCGGTGTAAGCGATGTGCTTATCATCCCGGTACAGGACCGCCATATCCTTCAGCTTATTCGTTCCTGCCAGATCGAGAAACTGATAAGCCAGGTGCGGCTCGGGTGATTCAATGTAAGGCAAGTGCCAGTTATCAGCGATGGGCCAGGCGTCATCGTCCCACAGGAAGAGATGCTCACACCCGGCGTCCATTAGCGCGGTTAAACTGGCGTTCTTCGATGCAACAATGCCAAGTGATGTTTCATGGCGACGCAACTGCACGCCGTCTGGTACTACGGCGGGAGGTTTAGAGCCGTCGTCGATAACCACCACCAGCGCACCGATGGGAAGATGTTTGGTGTGCTGCTCAATGGCGCGCTTTAAAACGTCTGGCCGGTTGTGGGTAGTAATGGCAATGCCAATCCGTGACTGCGATAATGAGCAGAGTGGGATATAAGGCACCCCATCCACCAGAACGTTATGTTGCATGAGTTACCACCCACTGGAATTTCGCAGCTCAGCGAGATCGATGCGTATCGGCTTTCCTGTGCTTTTTTCTTTTAGCCTGAAAGTAACTTGTAGTTCCGCTGGATTAAGGTCGCCTACAGTTTGCAGAACCTTTGCATCGCACTGGTCAGAAAGCAGTTGACCATCCACAGCTACTCCAAAACCAGCGAAGTGCTCACCGTTGTATAGCATCGCTAACTGGATATCTTTGGTTTTGCTTTTGAGGTCTTCGGCAGCACGCTTAGCTCCATCATGAGCAGCAGACTGAGCAGCATTTTTCAGGGCATTTTTCAAAATAGCTTCGACGTTTTCGTCGGTACCGCGTTCAACACCCATTTTCATCACATAGGTTGTGCTGACACTACCGTTGTTTGAAGCTATCTCGCTTCCGATCTTCGCCTTAGTTATGCTGCTGTCCTGGATCATCGCGTCGCGAATGAACACCTGGCCGTGATTGATTATCATCGTTCCGTTTTTTTCGTGCGACCAGCCATCTTTCAGGTCTTTGAATGCATCGCTGTTTCGGATTTTGTCGTCCAGATCATCAATAGCCTTTTGTGCGCCTGATGTGTCCAGCTCAACACGAAGCTTCATTGTGCGTACCAATGGTGCGCATGAGTCATCAGGTACAGATGGTCCTTTATCATCCACTAGCGCTTGCGGACGCTTATTTACCGTGACAGAGGAGGGAAAGTACTCTGGGATACCATTCACCTCACGGCGTGCGCCCCACGCATCATATTTTGCCGTGCCAGCAGCGCTTTGTAGTTCGATTCCTTCATCGGTTTCGATAACGTGAAGGCTACGCATTGCATCTTTTAGGCTTAAAGTTTTTTTCATGTTTACTACCCTTTTAGACGTGAGCCTGTCGCACGGCAAAGCCGCCGAAAGTAATCGGTTTGCCCAGGCTCACAGCTGAAAGACTTTCTTTGATGTGCGCGTGCGATGCGCGGAAGTGTTATTACCAGCAGTGGGAATATTGACTGTCTCGAAGTTCATCTGACAGTTCATTGGCGGTAAAAGCGATGGCCATCTTCTGTTCCCTGCTGAACGACGGCCATAGATGACGTAAGGATTCGCTAAGATGATACTGCCAGTGCTCTTCGCCACTTAATTCTTCCCAGCCAGCAGGAAGTAGGCAAAGCCCGCGCCCGTAAAGTTCCTCTTCTGGGGTAAGGGGTGGGAGTGGCTCAGCCTTGGGTGCTGTATTATCGCCAAAATCTCCGATAACTATTTTCCCGCCACCAGCCATATTGACTGTTACGCCAACTTCACTGATCTCAATTGTTCCGCCCACACGCTACCTCTCTATATACTGGAATAGAGTGCTCATCTGCCCACGAGCACTAGCACACCCAACAAAGGAATGATTTATGAATAAGAAAATTTTCAATGACATGGTTCTGCTTAACGAACAAACATGGGAAAGACTATCTTCGATAATGCAAAGTGAAGACGACATAGGTGTAGTCTTGCGCCTCCACCTGGTAACCGAGAAAATTATTGAAGCATGGTGCTGTGCGGCATCAAACAACGTTAATTTTTTTGATGGTTTCGGCGAAAACCTAACTATGTCATACGCGGCAAAACTCAAGCTAGCTACAAATTTTGGTTTGAATGAATTTTCTTACCAGGAGCTTAAAGTCGTAAACAAAATCAGAAATGCACGCTCTCATCAAATTGATAACTCAGAAATTACCGATGAAGAAATAAATAAATTAATCACCCACATAAGCAAGGGTGACCAAAGAGAGCTAATTGAAAACCCCAAATTTGGCATTCTGGTTGGTGATAAAGGAATACATCTCAATGAAGAAGGTATTTCAAACCGTGAAAAGTTCATTGCTTCTATTGCTGCTGTGATTCTGAGGATTGCCAAACAAGCTAACGACAGCGATAAATTTATAAAACTACTCTAACCATCCATTTTACAGCAGGCATTCACTGAGTGCCTGCTGTAATGCTGATTACACCTGGTGCGTAACCGTATTATTCCGTAAAACTCCGTCCTTCAGGGCGTGGAGGATGTCAACAAGCCCATCCGTAGATGGGCTTTGTAATGGCTACTTCGCTTTTGATTCCGCTCGCTTACGCCGGCGCTCTTCTTTCCTCTCGGCTTTTGCCATGTCCATGAATGCCTGCATGATCGAGTTCCGCATCATGTAGCTAACAAAGTGATGATTGACACAGCCGTTGAGGCGCAGCTGCTCGCCAAACTCATCCACCGAGGCCAATGCTTCCATCATGCCATTCTCACCTTTCATGAACTCTGAGAAGTCGCGCCCCGCTCTGGAGGCGCATTCAATGACACGATCACTCATCCCGGAAGCCCTGGGATCGTAATCTGCAGCTGGTTAGCCAGGGAGTTAATCTCGGCGACCAACACTGGCTTCGTATAGCGCCATGCCGCCAGCCCTTGTCCACAGAAGCTCGCCATATCTTTTTTCTGATCAAACTCATGACACTTCATATTGAGCTGCGCACTTAAGCTGTTCCGATGATGAAGCTCTCCGGTGAAGTAGTCATCGAGGACTTTATAGGCTGCATATTTAAATCCAGGGTTTAGCCATGCTGCGTAATCATAAGCAACGAACTTTCCGCCATAAGTTCCACCGTGCACACCGCGTTCCGTAAAAACCACAGACTCGTGGTTTTTCTCCAGCTAGGCTAAGAACTCTTTGGTCTGCTTGTTTCTCAGGTAGTGGTACGGCGATTCAGATTCACTTTTACCACTAGCTTTCCACATGTCAGTGAGGCAGATCATTCCTGATTCATCAACACGGATCGGTGTATTAAAAAGCGTGATTGCTTTCATAGCGTCTTTACCTTTTAGAAAGTGAGCCTGTCTCACAGAAAAGCCGCCCGAGAGAGGTCGCCACCTATAACGGCAATTCTCAGGCTCGCTTACTGAAAGGCTCTCGTTGATATGCGCGTGAGATGCGCGGTGAAATACCGATACAAAAACGCCCCGCATCGCGAGGCATTTTCCTGAAAGTCACTTGTCAAATTTCTATGCGAGGGAAATTATTTAAGGCATTGCGCCCTGATGTACTCCTGAAGCGTTCTCAGTGCTGTTTGGTCACTGATGATTCCGTCCCGGATACCGAGAACGTTTCGTCCAGCAACTGGAGAGAGTTCGACGGTGGCAGCATTGCCCATGCCGGAGGCGCTGGAGGTTTCGGCTGAGGATGACACAGGGCATTTTCCTTTGACGAGCACCCTACCACCATTATCAAGCTTGCGCCGAAGAGCATCATTTTCAGCTTTCGCATCAGCTAATTCCTTCGTGTATCTGGCGTCGAGCGCAGCAACATCATGCTGACGCTTCGTCATGTCGGTAATTGTCTCGTTCGCCAGCTTCAGATTGTGAGTGGCAGTATCGCGCTGCGACTTATACTGAATGGCGTTGTCGCGGTAATGCTCTGTTGCCCATGCAAGTGCAGCAATCAGCAAAGTCACTGAGAGTTGCAACCAGTATTTTTTCAGCAATACAGGTAACAGATTCATACCAGCACCGATTTTGCTTTTTCAAAGCGCTCTCGCCTGTCACCGATGCCGTTCTGCCCTCCGTTGATTATCTGTGTAACGCGTACCATGTCGCCGGAGTATTTCAGACACCCTTTAGTCACAAAAAACCACGCTGCGGATCGGGCGGCATGACGTTCCAGCTCAAGCTGTCCCGGATTCGCCACCAGATCCAGTTTCAGGGCAACGCCACATCTGGTGTAATTCTCCAGCCCGGTAATCTGGATAAGCCCACGCCCACGATACTTCCAGCCATCTCCGGCGTCTTTGTTACCCATGCGGCCGCCATAAACCAGATTGGCTATTTGTGGCTGGTGGGCAACCTGGCGACCATCAATACGCCCCAGCATTTCGCACTGATACGGCGTCAGGCGTTTACCAAACGTCTTCTTCAGCGCCTCCACCGAATAATTGAAGCTCTCCACCAGCCTTGTAAAACCAGCGCTTTCATGTCCCGCCTGAGCAATGAACATGGCCTGATCCAGTGGAGCAGTAATACCGAATTCGCTCATTGCCGCCGTAATATGTGGATACCAGCGCGCAGCCAGTTCGGCGCTGATACCAGCCGCCTGCTGAAATTGAGACTCGTTCATGATTAAACCTTGTTATTGTCCCCACCGATACGCCCCCCGATAAACTTCATTGCGAAGCCCCGGATAGCATCCACGCCGATAAGGCCGACACCACCGCCAATTGCAACAGACAGAGACTTGGGCCAGCCGAAATATTCCAGCGCAGATGAGAAGGTCAACGTCAGGGCGCCGCAAAGCAGAATTTCGAGTGTCTTTTTCTTCCAGCCACCGTTACCGCCAAAATAGGCAATACGCAGACCGGCCATAAATAACGACATCAGAACAGCGCCCAGCGGCGTATCTCCTCGCCACCAGCTCTGGAATAGCTCCAGCCAGCCCTGCCAGGATTGGGGATCGTTGTGCATTTTCATAAGCCTCACCTCCGATAGCTCGGATGGCGCAGTGTGAACGTAAGAAGGCCGCCCGGTGGATTAACGACAAAACTCAGAGGGATTATTCCGGACGGCACAAACAGAAAAGCCCCGCACGATGGCGAGGCTTGAATTTGTTTGGTCGACGATTGAAGCTATGGCGACGATATCAGATTTACATAAAATATAGCCGTTTTAATCCAGTTTTGCAATCACCACGTCGCCAGCTTCTCAGCAAGCAAATCCCTTTTAATGACTATCCAGCCGCTATCGCGTAATCCGCTCAATATCTGCTCTACTTTTCCAACGAACATGTCTGGACCAACCTGCCGAATGTCTTTGACGTTACCATCGCGGATCTTAATCAGAAGGTCGATGTTAAGCATGTCGACGGCAGGCTGAACCTGGCGTGTTGGCGATGGTAGTGTCTGACTGAAATAGCAATCCTCCAGTTTTTCGAACACCTCCCAAGCCTGATCTGTTTCGAGCATCTTGGCGTGGCGGGCAGCGCCGCGTTCTGTCCAGAGGATTAGGGAACGGGCATTTTTACCAACTAACCCGATTGTTTCGGGTCTGTTCTTGAACTCGCGTAATTCGTTTTTTTCAATTTTAAAAAAATGCTTTCCTACAACGAATCGCGTGGTGTTGTTCAGAAAGTTATCAGAAATGTTTTTGATTTTTGTGCCGTATAAGTGCGCCAAAAGTTCGGTAGTAATAACGGGAATTTGGTTATGGGTAATCGGGGAAAGAGTTTCGACAGAGATTTGAGTGGTCATAATGACGCCCTCCGGTGATTGTTTTGTTTATCACCACCGCCGACGCCAATCGGATTGGGTGGTGAGACGTACAGGGTTGGCGTAACCGGATCACCGACCGGCGAGCCTTTCGGCTCCCCCATACGCCCCACCATAATTCAGATGCGCGTATACAAACGACAATAAAAAACACGCTCGCGGCGTGTCTCTGTCGCGGTGAAATTCCGGGACGCCAATCCCGACGCCAGATTTTGCTGGCATACTGGGAATATAGCCCCGGATAACTGTTTGTGTCAATTAAGGGCGTATAGGTTGAAAGCCACCTGCTCCGATCGCGTCTTCGATACACTCAAAAGAGACGCCTGATCAAGACGCAGAAATACCGCACGCATGGTCAACCAGTGTCTGGTGAAGGTTTCTGACCAGTTCTTTTCGCTAACGCCTACCAGTCCCGCTAACTCTTTATATTGATAAACCTCACGCCCGGCTAATTCAGATTTGACATCCTGTGCCGCCAGCCAGATTAATGCCCGGAGTCGTTCCTGTGTTTTACCGGCCATCTTCTTTCCGTCGAGTTGCGCCGCAAACGTACTCCAGCCCCACAGTGTTATTTCGACCTGGTGTTCCCAGCAGGTATTCTCACTGTAATTCCACAACAACCACGCCTTGTAGTGTTCATCGAGTGAAAGAACCGCCCGGCGCCATGAGGCAGTGGAATATTCCACAGGCTTCACCAGCGGGATAGCGCTTCCTTTCGCCAGCGACTGCTTGCCGGGGATTGGCGGGTTATTTAACGTTATCCAGCTTTCTGTTTCCTCGTCCCAGATACGCTGTTTTTTTCGGGGATAGTTTTTCGTGTCGAATTGCGCGTTCTCCAGCCAGGCCAAAAGCTGCCCTTTAGTCTCCCCGCTTAAATCGGCTGTCGCTACCATTAGCTGTTCACGTACATACTGGAGGTATAGAGCGTTCATTGAGTAAATCCTGTGAACTGATAAATACGAACAAAATTGCGCAGGATGCGGTAGTCAACCAACACCGACCCCGGACGGCGGTAAATACGGAGGCGCTGCCAGCGCATGCGGAGTATCTCGATCAGTTCTGGTTTCATGCGGCCTCCAGCTTTTTTAGCGCACGCAGATCCGCCAGAGCCGCGAGCCTGATTTCCTTCAGCTCCTCGACCGTCCAGCGGTGCGGGGTGTTATTGTTCTCGAGTGCCAGCACCGCCGCCTCACCGTAACGCTCAACCAGCGCGGCACGATATGCTTCGATGTTCCCTGATTTGTAGACGTTGCAGACATCACACTGAAGATGGATGTTGAAGCGAGTAAAGCGCAGATGCCCGGCGGCGGCCGTACTCCTGTAATGGCCTGCATGCCATGCGAACGCCGTCTTCGTTCCACAGGAGATGCAACCGAGTCCTTCTGCCAGTTCGGTTTCGCGGCAAATGTCATTTACGGCGCGCTGCGTCAAGTCAATCCAGTGCTTCAGCGGCTTAACCGCGGCTTTCCGCTGGCGCCAGGTGGCGCGTTCTTTTTTCTCAGCGGCGCGCTGAAGGGATTGCGCCTTACGTTGCGCGGCTTCGCGAGCTTTTCTGGTTTGCTCTTTGCCGACGGCGCTGGCGCACTGGTACGAGCAAACGATCTGCCCCTCGCGTATCGGGTGAAACCACTGGCGGCATTCTTTGTTTGCGCACTTACGGCGCGGTAATTTAGCCATGTTCACCCCCAGACCTTTTGGCGTAAGGATTTTGGCGTCCGCACCCGGTGTGCATATTCAGGTAATTTCGCGCTGACAGTCCAGGTAATGAAGTCAGGGTTCAGGCTCTTTTCTGTCCTTATGCCCCGCTTCTGATAATCCGATATCAGAGTGTCGGCCTGCTCGGTTGTACAGTCGTGATGATGGAACCAGGAGTATTTCATCGCCATCACCCCGCAAAACTCATGAGTTGCGCAGCGGCGTTTTCGGCCTCTTCCTGTGTGCGGAACGTTCGGGATAATATCCAGCGCCAGAGCACATCAAGCGCGGATTTATACAACTGCTGAAATTCGACCTCATCCATGCTGGAAAAAGCGATGCTGCGGGGATGTTTGCGAAGGGTGCCGTCCGGTAGCTGGATGGCGTCATAGTGACCAGCCTCAACCGTCACCCATGCGCGGTATGCATCGAAAGATTTACAGAGGCTAATTCCGTTTGTTACCCGGCGGTTTGCAATCTGTTCCAGATACTGTTCAGCCGCATCCAGTAATGCGCCCTCATTCCCGCCATATGCAGCAAGAAACTTTGCATAACCGTTTACCAGTTTGCGCTCGTTGGCAGAAATGGCGCCGCCGGTGGGTTCCCAGTATTCAAACCCAAGATTAAGCAACGCGAAAAAGCGGCGATGGAATGCAGGATTCCTCACCTGACGAAACTCAGCCACCAGCACGGCGCCGAGTTTAATTTTTGATTGCAGAATATCGCTGGTCTCCGGCGTAGCCGGGATCAGGATCCCTGAGGACTGCTTAATGAGTTGTAACTGCGCCATGGTGTCCACTCCGTGGCGCATCGCGGTCAGGTTGCTGGTTGTTCAGGCCAGCTCAATAATTATGATTGCGTACGTAGTGACAAGTCAATTTTTAGAAGCCATTTCCCTTACAACTTCCATAATGGTTTCTTTAGACCAGTAACGATCATCCCTGCTTAGTTTTCTGTGAGTTATGGAGCTATCTTTGGTGGAAATTATATAGCGCTCTTCCGTCCCCAACTTGAAGGACAGCAACTCCCTTCCTTTCCCATCGGTTATGGTCACTCGCAGATCTGACTGAACTACACCCTCCACGGAATCCCCCTGAGCGACATACAGACGCGATTAGAAATTGTCGGCAGCAGCATCAAAGGGATACGCAAATTGCGGTATTCTGAAAAATGCGCGCCAGCATTAAGCGCAATGTTAATAAAACCAGTCGTCAGCGCTTTCCCACGTTTCCTGCAGAATGCTCTGTATACGTTTTTTATCGCCATCAGCAGCACCGACGATACTCAGACCATCCTGACTGCCTCGACGGATGGTTAAGTTGCAGTTTTCATACTGATTCTGGAGACGGGTAATTAATTCTTTTTCAAGCGCAGGAACGGCACCTTCCGGAAGCTGTTTTGTCCGGCTGATAACAAGTTCAATTCTCATAATTCCCTCTACATTTAACTACTGTATATAAACACAGTATACCTGTTAGAAAGAATATTCAAGAGGTGAATAGCACTTTTTGCAAAAGCTAGCATGTTGTTTCATATCAGATTTTAGGCGAAAAACCCGCCGCAGCGGGTTATGACGCAACACTTCATGCCGGAGTTTTCCGGTCCGTCTTGTTGTGAACCTCCCAGAGACTAATGCCACAACTGAACACAAACTCAGCCAGATAATTTAAGCCGGACCATTCCCGGATGCCGCCGCGCGCCGCTTCCACAAATACAGCGATATCCTGATCACGCCACACTCCAAACAGGCGCCAGCCGCCACTGTCAGTCTTAACGGCTGCTATACGCGTCAGAACACCAGTCTGGTACAGGTCAGTGAACGCAGGTTTCTTCCTGGTTATTATTCGCATATCTACAAACCTAAGAAATGTTGATTACAAATCACTGATTCGTATTTTTTGATTTTTCACTAATGCCGATCACAGGACCGGCATGTAGATACGGGACATTAGCTCTGCTCTGGTTCTGGTGCTGCTGGCAGCGGCATCCAGTGCGTAACCAAGATATGCTCAATGCAGTTCATCTGATTGCCGCCTCGCATGTCAAAAAATAGTCCAGAATGCTCATCAAAATATGAAACATAACGATATCCCAACTTGTTATGAACAATTACTTCTTGCTCGTCTTCTGGCATCCGCTCACTACAGCTTATCCAACCATCCTGAGTTACTGGAGAGCTTCCGGCGAACCCGGGCATATCTGGACCTTTTCTGATAGCTTTAGCCAGCTCCAGCGGGTCATCGTAAAGCCAGTCGCCTGTAAGCGGGTGGTTTGCTTCTGCAAGCTGCGCAGCCCATTCAAGGCCGTCTTTTTGACCTTGCAGATAATACAGCGCCAACTCATCATGATTACTTACAGGTTCAGCACCCTGAAGCATGGCGGCGCGGCAGGCGTTATAGCCTTGCGCAAAGCTCTTTTGATAAAGATTCATGTCATCAGATGTCGCCATTTCATCAGGCACTACCGGCGCAGGCTGCTCTTTGCCAACCAGACGCGTTATTTCTGATTCCAGGAGTGAACCTAAAACTGTACTCGTACAATGCTCGGCCCATTCGTTGTTTTCCAGCAAGCTGATGATATTGAGCATATCCTTGTAAACGCCTGTTTCCTGTACTGGCGGTGCGGCGTAAAGCGGAATATACACGGCAACATCATCAGCAGCGTTTGACTGCTGCTCTAACGTCACGCATGTGCCGGAAAATTTATTCAGATATCGCACAGGCTCAGCGTCAATCACGGCCAGCGCACGCTTCAGCACAATCAGAATTTTGGCGTCGTCGTCGCTCAGGCCAAACGGAATATCGTCGCGAGTGTTTTCAAATTCAGCGATGGTCTGCTGTAGCCATTCTCTGGTAATAGTGGTCATGGGTTAGTCCTTCACAAAAATAATCCAGTGGGTTTTATCGTTCTTGCCGGTGCGCTGGCCAATAATTGGTTTCACGTCAGTAAGCGCCAGAATCTGGCTAACCGGAATCTGCGTTTCGTTCCATTTAAATATGAGTACGCCGTGTGGCCGCAGTACCCGAAACGCCTCTTTGAACCCGGCACGGAGGTCAGAACGCCATGTTTTTTTGTTGAGTCTCCCGTACTTCTTGCCCATCCAGGCCGTTTGGCCGATACGTTCTAGGTGAGGCGGATCAAACACCACGACCGGAAACGAGGCATCAGCGAACGGTAGCGCACGAAAATCAGCAATGAGGTCAGGACTGATAACCAGACGGCGACCGTCACACAATGTGTGCTCTTCTGCCCGAATATCTGCGAACACTGCGCGGGTATCGAGTTTGTTGAACCAGAACATACGGGAGCCGCAACACACGTCCAAAATTGTTTGCTGTGACATCACGACTCCTTAACCTTGATGCCAGCGGCAACTGGCGCAGATACCACCTCAACCGGACAACCAGCGGAACATTTCAATGCGTTGCCACCCACAAACCATAATGTAACGTCGTGGTCGTCAAAGTCGGTTTCCTCGACCTCAAACACCTGTCCTTTGACTTTCACAAAGTCACCTGCGCCGATATAAATCGCAGTAACCATACCTGGCTGATTCCTGCCACCTACATCAGAATCGACGCTATCTTGCTGCTGCTTTACGCCAATGCCAGCGCGGGTGCTATATGCAGACATGCACTGCATGAATCCGGACTGGTCATCTGTCTGCCCATAGCTGAACCCGGCTTTCAGGCCGTCACGGAATGCGCTATCCTGCAACCTGTCGGCAGTTTCAAGCTTCGCCTCCAGTTCTGCTATGCGCTGCTGGGCTTCATGGTACGCATCAAGCAGTACGTCGAAACAATTGCCGTCGTTCAGTATTTGGGCCAGTTCAGGTTTCCACGCTACGCAGTCATCATCCGGGTCTTGCATGTTGTAGACGTAAGTATCAAAGGCACCCATAAAGCGCCCGAATCCACCTTTGTTGTCTACCAGCACTTGCCAGGAGCGGAGAAGGAACAGTTTTTGGTTACGATCTAAATCCGTCCGGGATAGCTCATCGGCGATAATGCTGATCTCACTACCGTGCCAGCGAGCATCATTACGTTGCGCCGCATGAAACAGCTTCCAGAAATACTCAGTTTCTTCCTGGTTCGGGCGGCATTGCTTCAATGTATGGACTGTCATGCTGCACCTCCAAAAATCCATTGGTTACCTGCGTGCGCCTGGAATTTGCAGGACGTATCAGGCATAACCAACTCATGAACCACTTCGCCTGTTTCAACAAAGTAGTAGTTGCTGTCTGTAACGTTGTTGATGAAGAATGCCTCACGCTCGCGCCATGACATCTCACCGAGAATACGCTGCACCTTTTTGGTGATTGGTCGGTAATCAGGTTCTATGCCAGCCAGTTTTGCCGCCGCATAGTTGTGGTGGCCATCCATCAGGATGGTGTATTGCTGCCCACGCAGAACTATCGGGTAAACAGATACGATAAAACGCTTAAATCTTGCCGCTCTGTCGTTTACCTTTGCCTTGTCGAGGTAGCGCTGACTGCTGATAAGCGGACCTTTGATGTTGCTCATTGGGCTACCCCCTTGTTGATGCTCATTTTGGATGCTCCATAAACCTGCATTACCTGGCTTTTCTCCAGTGCCGGTAGCGCTGAAAATCCGGTTGTCTTGTTGCAGCTATAACGCTTCAGGTCATAATCAATTACTGCCCGCTGGTCGCGGAAAATGCCGCACCGGCCGTGACGGATGAGATTCCCCCGCTCCACCGCAACTCGGATGTATTTCTCTGCGGTGGTGCGATGCAGGCCAAACATTTCGACGATGTCTTTGGTCGTTGCGTGGCCATACTTTTTCACCATCTCGATGATCCAAGCGATGAACAGGCTGCGTTCCTCTTGGGTCTTAGGCCTTGCCATTCGCCACCTCCGCGTTTACCAGCTGCTGCACGAGATTTTTATGCCGACCAACTACACGCACCGCATCGCGCAATTTCTCCAGGCTCGCCAGCTTGTTTTTTGTGCGGCGAATTTCGCGGGAGATCACCCGAACTGTCGGAACGGTCTGGGCAGTTACGCGCCCTTCGGTGAATGAGGGGATCTCCCTGATAATCTTCGCGATATCCTTCTGCTGCTTGGTAGCGGCCATTTCAGGCTCAGCACTGACTGCGGGTACAAATTCAGCAGCAGGTTCTGGCTCCGGTTTTACCGAGGACGCCGGCAGCGACCAGGTTACGCCTTTGCCCTTCCCGTTCTTCATCACAACGCCCTGGCGCTCCAGCGCGCGAAGTACAGAGACCATCCCTCGGGCATTGCGATTGACGGCCGCGGCCAGCGATACGGTGGTCATTGCCCCGTTATCACGCAGCTGCTGGCGGATGACATCGGGATCAACCTCCTCCGGCTCCGCACCTTTCAAGCGCGGGGCCTGACTCATTGAAGCTTTTGGCGTTGATTGTTGCGGCTGTTTTGCAACGGTGCCGATGAACCAGCCACCATCGCCAAAATCACATAACCCCTGGTCACGCTGTTCACGTAACATGGTAAGCGCATCAACCGGGTCGATATCCAGACGAGCTGCCACTTCGCGGTAAGTCGCCCGGCCCATTTTTTCCAGTGCTTGAATTACGGTTTCCATAGCTTTCCTTTCGAAATTATTTAACAGGACGCAGGTGCGACACGTTTTTGCGGTAGCTTGACCAGTTGAAATTCACCCAGATACCGCCATCCATCTGAAGACGGTCCATAACGCGCGCGCCCAGGGTGTTGACCAGTTCGCCGTGATTCAGGTTGGTAAGAATGCCAACCGGACGCATCGAGGAGAGTCGGCGGTCAATGACCTGATTGATGATGACCTTCTCGCCGCTGGATCCTCGCTGAATACCGACCTCATCCAGCACCAGGAGATCAACATTGCACAGGTCGTTAAGCAGTGACGATTCGGACTGTCCGTCGTCGTAACATTCACGAACACGGAGCATCAGGTCAGGGATGGTCACCACCAGAACCGAGTGGCCAGCGCCCAGCAGGTGATTACCAATTGCCGCGGCAAGGTGGTTCTTACCGGTTCCTGGCGCTCCACTGAATACAAAGCTTGCGAAACTGCCGCCTCCGAAGTTCTGCGCGTAGCTTTTTGCCATGCTGTATGCCTGGCGCTGCTCCGGCCCATTCACCTCGTAATTCGCGAACGAGCAACTGCGATGCAGTGCCTGGATGCCGGCACGACCAAAAATCTTTTCTGAGCGGGCGCGCTGGTTCATCTTGTCGATTTCGCCGGACCGCTTACGACCTTCGGTTTCCTGCCACGCCTGCCACTCTTCAACGCTGGTGAATTTTGGCTGAACACTGGCCGGGATGATTTTCTTCAGGCGCTCGAGTGCGCTGCCAGTACCCATTACGTTTTTCATTGATGCCCCCTGAAACCCGGTGGAATTTTGCTGTCAGGCTTGGATATCTGGTTCACGTCCCGGCCAGCCTTGCTGCCGCCAAAGGCGAATTTCGGTTTGAACAGGCCCTGATAACCATTGGCAATGCTCGCGTTTATAACGGCTACCGGATCGTGGCCTTCGTCCAGACACTCTTTCAGCAGGTTGAAAGCCTTGGTCACTGTCATCTCGGTTTTAATGGGCTTACCGGCCTGGCGACGGTATGTGACCCATTCCTCCCAAGAGGTTGCATCCAGCCATTCAGGGATCGGCACACCAAGCGGGTCAAACTTAACCTTTCCCCTTGGGGGATTAGAGGGGGTTAGATCTGTATTTATATTTGTCTTTGGAAGAATGTCTTTGGTGTTCCCTGTTTTCGGGGATCCCTTTCCCTGTTTTCGGGGATAACCATCCCCATTTTCAGGGATGGTTTGACGGTTATTTTCACCATCCCCGTTTTCAGGGATAACCATCCCTGTTTTCAGGGATAACCATCCCTGTTTTTGGGGCTGGTAATGACTGACTTCAGGGATTGAAATAACCCATGTGACAACTTCAGCAGCCGGGAAAGCCGCTGGGCATCTTGTGCAATTTGGCTTTGTGTAGGCCCACTTATCCAGGTTGGTATTAATCCCAATGTATCTGGTTTGCCCAATGCGCCGCAGGATGATGATGTTCCGATAAGCGAGGCTCAGTACCGCTTCTGAAACGTGCTTCACCTTCAGTGTTGTTTTGTCCGCAATGAGGCTGTTGGCGATCCTGTCCGACTTTTTGGACCAGCCATAGGTCAGACGGACGATAGCGTTCAGAACGCGGAATTCGCGGCCTGATAGCTCGACGATACACAGGGCATCCTGGATCTGGTTGGCTAAACGCAAATAGCCGTTCTCCAGTTCAGCCATGCGACTCTCCTGCTTCCCCTCTTGCGTGGGGAATTTGTAAATTTCAGCGGTGTTTGACATACTGCTCTCCGCAACTACCGGACGTATTTGCACCCGAAAGCCGTTGGTGACCCCTCACCGCGGCTTTCGCCTTTTTGGTTGTTGCCATTTTCAGTCCCACCCCAGCGGCTCAGGCTGCATACGCACTGCTTTCATCCCAATGTCCGCTAATGTTTCCACCGAAAAAAGATAATCACGGCGAACAAGTACCGCTCCCGGAGGAGCAAGCTGAATACCCAGCTCCGCCAGAAACCGACAAAACTGTTCAACATGACCGCCTTTACCTTTCCAGCGGCTGATGGTTGACTCATCAATTCCGATAGCGTCAGCTACCGGCTTCTGCCCAACCGATGCAAGCTGATTGAGAATTAAGCTCTCCATCTCAACCGGCTTTAGCTTCGGTGGTTCGGAGTTGCGTGCAATTGCGTTCTCCATGGGTCAATATCCTCTGTATGAATTGGCGTGCGGTTTAATCCTGTTGGTCCGGCAACCCGTCGGTGGGGTTTGGGTAAATATCCTTTCGCATTTGGTGTGGAGTGACTTTCCAGTTAAGTGCCTCACAAATCGGAATAACACGATGAGCTGGTGCTTCACTATTCAACCAAAGGCTTACAGACTGCGGAGTTGTTCCAAGGCGTTTTGCCAATTCTGTTTGGCTCATAATTGAGCAAATGAAAGATTTTAAATCAGCGTTCATAGCGTCCCCTTGTTAAATACAAGAAAACATTACAACAAGGAAAACATTTAAACAAGTTTTTCTTGTGTAAATCTTGCAATGTCTTATACAAGCTGGACTTGTAAAATGATGAATATGAAAACAGAACAGCATGAAAATTTTGTTCGTAGGCTCCAGCTCATTCAGGATCAAACGGGTTGGAACTTATCTGAGATTGCCAGGAGGGTTATGGTCTCTCCACAGGCGGTTCAGCAATGGGCTAAAGGCGATACAACCCCTCGCGGCGAGAGGCTGAAAAGACTCGCAGCCGTTACAGGGAAACCTGAACATTGGTTTTTCATGCCACTTGATGCAAATGAACCGAGTAATTCTTTATCTGAAATTCCAACCTCAAGCAGCCGGGATATGCTGGATGACAAAGAAAAGGCTCTTTTGGCTCTTTTCAACCAGATGCCAGAAGCAGAGAAAAACCGCCTCATTGTCCATGCCAAAGCCACTCTACAAGAGCTTGACCTTCTGAAGGATGATGTCCTCAGTATCATCAAAAATATAAGAGAATAATTTCAATACGTTAGAACAAAACCGCCTACTTAGGCGGTTTTCTTGCGCCCTTAAAAACAACATTTTCTTGTATTTTTACTTGTAAGTAGCAAAATTTGCTTGTAATGTTATCTACATCGACAACAGGCGCATCGTTGTCAGGTTTAAAACGTTCCGCTGGCCGGCGATAAGGCACGAGGATGAGAATGATTGATTTCGCACGTAAACCAGCTCGACAGCAGGCCGTCCCGCTCAACCGGATTGAGGTTTTAATCCGCCGCCTCTGCTACCTGCTGGCGCAGAAAGGAGATCCGGATGCTTAAACAATGCGGTTACTGCCGCAAATCCATTGATGAAGGCAAAGAAGTAAAAAACACACTTCTCTATCGCAACGGCTCGCAACTGGCGCGCAAAGAAAAGGAATATTGTTCCAGGCAGTGCGCTGAATACGACCAGATGGCGCACGAAAGTTAAATAGTAGTTCCGAAATATGAAATGAAAGATTCGCCATTAATTTGGCGTGGCTTCCTACACCCTGAATTTAAGACTGGAGAACTTATGGAAATCGTAAAAATCGAAATGAACCTGAAAGCAGTTAATAAGAGCATTGCTTTATTCAATTGCGAAAAGAAAGTCTCAGGCGTTATTCACTCAAATTCAACTGGCGAAACTACTGTGATTCTCGACGGTGGATATGTACTCGGAAAGTTCGACTGTCCTCATTGTGCTGTAGAAGCCATTTCGCTGCTCACAGTCAAGGTAAGTGATGGAGAACAAGCAGGGTTTGGTAATTACCGAAGTTACAAGCTTGATTACTCAGAAAAATTTTATCAGACCATCCATTAAGAAAACGCCCACCGAAGCGGGCGTGCCCTGTCCGGTCCAACCGACCAAAGCGAACCGGACCTAACAACCAGATATATCGGGGTGCTGTTAAGGCACCTCCATTCTACACGAATTGAGGACAAAACAATGAGTGGAACTAATCCTGTATTTTTAGTCCGCAAAGCAAAGAAATCATCAGGCCAGAAAGACGCTGTACTCTGGTGCAGTGATGATTTTGAAGCGGCAAATGCAACACTGGATTATCTTCTGATTAAATCCGGTGCGAAGCTGAAAGATTATTTCAAAGCTGTCGCTACTAATTTCCCTGTCGTTAACGAGCTGCCGCCGGAAGGCGAACTGAGCCTCACTTTCTGCGATTACTATCAACTCGCTAAAGACAATATGACCTGGACGCAAATCCCCGGCGTCACCCTGCCATCATCTGAAGCCGCCGCCGCGGCGCGCCAGCATATCGTCGACGGTGTTGATACCGAAACAGGCGAAGTGCTGGAAGACCACAACGAAAATTTTGGTAACGAAAGCAACAGCCCTTCCCCGGCAACAGCCCCAGCCCCCGAGCTGACTGTTGTCGCAACTATGCCCCTCCGTCACCGCGTTCTTGCTCAGCACATAGGTGAAGGTGAGTATCTTTATCACGTCGACGCCTCCCAGAAAAAAGAAATTCTGCGTCTCGAAATGGACACCGATAATTCATATGTCCAGAACCTGCTGCTTGCCGCCGAGAATGTTGAAGCGTTCAAGAAAGCCATTGAACATGACATTCACAAAATAGTGAATGCCGTTAAAAAAGTATTCCCTGTCGATGGAAAAACTCCTGAACTGGCGACTGTTATCCAGTTCCTTAAAACATGGTTCGAGACGGAGCATATCGATCGCGGTTTGCTCGTTAAGGAGTGGGCGAAAGGCAACCGTGTATCGGCTATTCAACGCACTGAAAGCGGCGCCAACGCTGGCGGTGGCAATAAGACTGACCGTAACCCTGATTACGAACACACTCTCGATACTCTGGACGTAGAGATTGCAATGGCCACTTTGCCTATGGACTTTAATATCTATGAGCTACCTGGCAGCGTTTACCGTCGCGCAAAAGAAATCGTAAAGAAAAAGGAAAGTCCGTTCAAAGAATGGTCCGCAGCACTTCGCGCAACGCCCGGTATCCTGGATTATTCCCGCGCCGCTATTTTCGCGCTGATCCGAAGCGCACACCCTGAGTTTTATCACTACCCCGGACGCCTTCAGGGGTATATCAACGCCAACTTAACGGAGACTGATCACGATAACCCCACCGAGGAAGCTCTCACGGCTGCCCGACACACTCCGGAAAAAGACGCGGTAGAAGAAGCCAACCGACAGCTTGCCGCCGCGCGCGGTGAATATGTGGAAGGCATCAGCGACCCGAACGACCCAAAATGGGTGAAGACCGGGACAAGCCAGCCGACCACCGAACCTGAACTGGTTAAAAATGTTGGCAACGGTATTTTCGACGTGTCCGCTTTAATGCAGAACTCATCAACTCATGGCACAGAAACGAATCCGGAGACCACCAGCAATGTGCAGGTTCAAAAAGCTGACAGTGATGAAAAACAGGCTGGTGATGCGGTGCAGGCAGGCGAAGGCGATCTGGGTACTGGTAAAGAAGCAGTTACCGTAGAGAACCAGAATCAGGCTGAGACGCACCAGAACAACGATTCTGTGAGCCAATCTGAACCTGAGGCGCAACAAAACGTACCGGAATCGCAACAAGAAGAGCCAGAAGCAGCCTGGCCGGAATACTTCGAGCCGGGCCGCTATGAAGGTGTACCAAACGAGGTTTACCACGCCGCCAACGGGATCAGCTCAACTCAGGTGAAAGATGCTCGCGTGTCGCTGATGTACTTTAACGCGCGTCATGTAGAGAAGACTATCGTCAAAGAGCGCTCTCCAGTGCTTGATATGGGCAACCTGGTACATGTTCTGGCTCTACAGCCGGAAAACCTCGAAGCGGAGTTCAGCGTAGAGCCGGAGATCCCTGAGGGTGCTTTCACCACCACCGCCACCCTGCGCGAGTTCATCGACGCGCACAACGCCAGCCTGCCAGCGCTGCTGAGTGCTGACGATATCAAAGCGCTGCTGGAAGAGTACAACGCCACCCTGCCGTCGCAGATGCCGCTTGGAGCTTCGGTAGATGAAACCTATGCATCGTATGAGCAGCTTCCCGAAGAATTCCAGCGCATTGAAAACGGCACCAAACATACAGCCACGGCGATGAAAGCCTGCATCAAAGAGTACAACGCCACCCTGCCCGCGCCGGTTAAAACCAGCGGCAGCCGTGACGCGCTGCTGGAGCAACTGGCAATAATCAACCCTGACCTGGTCGCTCAGGAAGCGCAAAAATCGTCGCCGTTGAAAGTCTCTGGCACGAAGGCCGATCTGATTCAGGCCGTGAAATCAGTCAACCCGGCAGCGGTATTCGCCGACGAATTGCTGGATGCGTGGCGGGAGAACACCGAAGGGAAAGTGCTGGTCACCAGCCAACAGCTCAGCACCGCGCTGAACATTCAGAAAGCCCTGCTGGAGCACCCGACCGCCGGCAAATTGCTGACTCACCCAAGCCGCGCTGTCGAGGTGAGCTATTTTGGGATTGATGAGGAAACCGGGTTGGAAGTTCGGGTACGCCCTGACCTTGAGATCGATATGGGCGGCCTGCGCATTGGCGCCGACCTGAAAACTATCAGCATGTGGAACATCAAGCAGGAAGGCCTGCGTGCGAAGTTGCACCGGGAAATCATCGACCGGGACTATCACCTGAGCGCGGCCATGTACTGCGAAACAGCGGCGCTGGACCAGTTTTTCTGGATTTTCGTCAACAAAGACGAGAACTACCACTGGGTCGCCATCATTGAGGCGTCTACCGAGTTGCTGGAACTTGGCATGCTGGAATACCGCAAAACAATGCGAGCGATAGCAAACGGCTTCGACACTGGTGAATGGCCAGCGCCTATCACAGAAGACTACACCGACGAACTGAACGATTTTGATGTGCGCCGCCTTGAAGCGTTGCGCGCACAGGCATAAGGGGAAAATCATGGAAAACACAAATATTGTTACCACTGAGCAGCAGGCACCAAACACCATTTCTGCCAGTAACGCAATTTTTAACGTTCAGGCACTGGGTCAGTTAACAGCTTTCGCTAACCTGATGGCAGACTCACAGGTGACGGTACCGGCACACCTTGCAGGGAAACCAGCCGACTGTATGGCTATCGTCATGCAGGCTATGCAATGGGGCATGAACCCTTACGCTGTGGCGCAGAAAACACACCTGGTTAACGGTGTTCTTGGTTACGAGGCACAACTGGTCAACGCAGTAATCGCAAGCTCCAGTGCCATTCATGGCCGTTTTCATTACCGCTATGGGGGTGACTGGGAGCGCTGCACCAGGACACAGGAAATCACACGCGATAAAAACGGTAAAAATGGGAAGTACACCGTCACTGAGCGCGTTCGTGGCTGGACGGATGAGGACGAGATCGGCCTGTTCGTTCAGGTTGGTGCCATTCTGCGAGGTGAATCTGAAATCACCTGGGGAGAACCTCTTTACCTCTCCGGCGTTGTTACCCGCAATTCTCCGCTATGGGTTTCAAACCCTAAACAGCAAATTGCCTATCTGGGCGTTAAATATTGGGCTCGCCTGTACTGCCCGGAAGTGATCCTCGGCGTGTACAGCCCTGATGAGGTTGAGCAACGAGAAGAACGCGAGATTAACCCTGCTCCAGTCCAGCGCATGAGCGTACAGGAAATCACCAGCGAGGTTAGCACCAGGACCAGCGCGCAGGAGTCGGCAGCTAACGTTGATGCTGTTGCCGACGATCTTCGCGAACGCATTGATACAGCAAGTTCCGTTGATCAGGCAAAAGCAATCCGTGCGGATATCGAATCACAGAAAGCGTTGCTGGGTACTGCGCTGTTCACCGAATTAAAAAACAAAGCAGTGAAGCGCTATTACCAGGTCGATGCACAGAACAAAGTCGAGGCAGTGATCAACTCAATTCCAAACCCTGGCGAACCGGAAGCCGCAGAGATGTTTGCTAAAGCTGAAAGTACGCTTGGCGCTGCTAAACGTCATCTTGGCGACGAACTGCACGATAAGTACCGCATCACCCTGGACGATATGAAACCGGAATACATCGGCTAATTGCATCGGGAGGGGTTACGCCCTCCCGCCTGAGGAGGTTTTATGCGCCTTATAAATCGCAGTAAGCAATCCCCATTGGGTCGTCGCGCATGTGATGTTGCACTGGCGGCGCATCATGAGAAGTTCGGCGATTACGGCAGACAAAAGCACGTTACCAATTACACCGTTGTAGTGGATGGCGTAAAGGTTCCTGTCGAAGTAGTTAACCGGGCCACCAGCTACGTAGCCACCGCAATGATCGGCGTCCGGAAACTTAGAAATCTGCCAGCACAGGCAAACTGAATATTAGCGATGGCCCGCTGCGGGGCCACTGGAGAAAACGATGAGCAACATTATCCAACTGACGCCAAACAAGTGGGTTAGCGAAAAAGTCCTGATTGCGGTTACCGGGCTTAAGCCCGGAACCATTACCCGCGCCAGAAAAGAATCCTGGATGCTGGGCCGCGAGTACCTGCACATTTCACCAGACGGAAATCCGAAGCCTTCGAGCGAATGCATATACAACAGAGAAGCCGTTGATCAGTGGATCGAGGCGCAGAAAAAAAATCAACCAGGTGCGAAGACAACATGAAAAGCAGTACACTCGTCAATGCTCCTGGACGTCAGGAGGGATTAATGGCTAATGCATCATACCCGACAGGCGTCGAAAACCACGGCGGTTCGCTCCGCATCTGGTTTCTGTATAAAGGTAAACGTGTCAGGGAAAACCTTGGTATCCCTGACACTGCAAAAAATCGCAAGATAGCTGGCGAACTGCGTTCTTCGGTTTGTTTTGCGATAAGGATGGGGAATTTTAACTATGTGGAAAAATTCCCAAACTCACCGAACCTTGCCCGATTCGGTCAGGATAGAAAGGAAATTACTGTGCTGGAGCTTACCGAAAGATGGTCCGAGCTGAAGAGAATGGAGATCAGCTCTAATACCATGAGTAGGTACGAATCTATCATAAAAAACATGCTTCCACTCATCGGCGAAAACAAAATGGTTTCTGCGGTGACTACTGAGGATTTGCTGTATGTCAGGAAGGAGTTGCTGACGGGCTTTCAGGTAATGAAGAAGGATCACCGGACTCAGGTTAAAGGCCGGAAATCGTCCACAGTGAATAATTACATGATGCTGATGGCCGAGATCTTCCAGTTTGGAACAGATAACGGCTATGCAAAGGAAAACCCGTTTAGCGGAATTAACCGTCTCAAGAAAGCGAAAGGGGAACCAGATCCACTCACGACAGACGAGTTCATCAGGTTTATCCAGGCATGCGGACACCAGCAGATGAGAAATCTCTGGTCACTGGCAGTCTATACCGGAATGAGGCATGGGGAGTTGTGCGGTCTGGCCTGGGAAGATATCGATCTGCATGCCGGGACGATCATTGTGAAGCGCAACCTTACCCAGACGGATGAGTTCACCCTGCCAAAAACCGACGCAGGTACTGACAGGGTGATATATCTCATTCAACCAGCTATTGATGCCCTGAGGAATCAGGCCCAGTTGACACGCCTTGGCCGGCAGTTTGAGGTTGAAGTGAAGTTGCGGGAATATGGACAATCTGTCATTCAGCCCTGCACGTTCGTATTCAGCCCTCAATGCGTCAAACGTGGACCTCGCACAGGATATCACTACGCGGTTAATTCCATTAATAAAATTTGGGCCCCGATAATCAAGCGTGCCGGCATTCGTTACCGTAACGCGTATCAGTCACGACATACCTATGCATGCTGGTCATTATCAGCTGGTGCTAACCCAAACTTTATAGCAACGCAGATGGGGCATACCGATGCACAGATGGTTTACAAGGTGTATGGAAAGTGGATGTCAGAGAAGAGCGCAGAACAGGTTTCTCTGCTCAACCAGGCACTTTCCCGCTATGCCCCATCACTGCCCCAAAGCATGGTAGCAGCGCAGTAGAAATCCTTAAATTCAAGGGGTTAGCAGTCGCATCGCTACATTTTTATAACATGGGGCACGAAATGCGCTCGACCCTAAAGACAGCTTATGGTGTGATCGGGGTTCAATAAATCGCTAAACAAGGTATACTCCAGCGGTTTTCTTAGTTGTTTATTGTACTAAACGCTCCCGTGAGAGGACGCAACAGCGCACCTATGACACAATTCGCTTCTCCTGTTCTGCACTCGTTGCTGGATACAGATGCTTATAAGTTGCATATGCAGCAAGCCGTTTTTCACCACTACTATGATGTGCAGGTAGCGGCTGAGTTTCGTTGCCGTGGCGACGACCTGCTGGGTATTTATGCCGATGCTATTCGCGAGCAGGTGGACGCGATGCAGCACCTGCGCCTCCAGGAGGACGAGTTCCAGTGGCTCTCCGGCCTGCCCTTTTTTAAACCGGATTATCTGAACTGGTTACGCGAGTTTCGCTATAACCCGGCTCAAGTCTGTGTCACCAACGATAACGGCAAGCTGAATATTCGCTTAACCGGCCCGTGGCGTGAAGTCATTATGTGGGAAGTGCCGCTGCTGGCCGTGATCAGTGAGCTGGTTCATCACTACCGCTCGCCAAACGCGGGCGTTGATCAGGCGCTCGACGCGCTGGAAAGTAAGCTGGTTGATTTCACTGCGTTAACCGCCAATCTCGATATGTCCCGCTTCCACCTGATGGACTTCGGCACCCGCCGCCGTTTCTCTCGTGAAGTGCAGCAGGCGATAGTTAAACGTCTCCAGCAGGAGTCATGGTTCGTCGGCACCAGCAACTATGATCTCGCGCGTCGCCTGGCGCTGACGCCGATGGGCACTCAGGCGCACGAATGGTTCCAGGCGCATCAACAAATCAGTCCGGACCTGGCGACCAGCCAGCGTGCCGCGTTGGCCGCCTGGCTTAACGAATATCCGGACCAGCTTGGTATCGCATTGACAGATTGCATTACAATGGATGCGTTTTTACGCGATTTCGGCATTGAATTCGCCAGCCGTTATCAGGGGTTACGCCACGACTCAGGAGACCCTGTCGCATGGGGCGAAAAGGCGATTGCTCATTATGAAAAGCTGGGGATTGATCCGCTGACAAAAACGCTGGTCTTTTCAGATAACCTTGATCTGCAAAAGGCGGTCGAGCTCTATCGCCATTTCGCCTCTCGCGTGCAGTTAAGCTTCGGCATCGGTACCCGACTGACCTGTGATATCCCTCAGGTAAAACCGCTCAATATCGTGATTAAACTCGTGGAATGTAACGGAAAGCCGGTGGCTAAACTTTCCGACAGCCCCGGTAAAACGATCTGTCATGATAAAGCGTTTGTGCGCGCGCTGCGTAAAGCGTTCGATCTCCCGCAGGTGCGTAAAGCAAGTTAA